TAAAGTATGGTTATTCGGTCAAAAGAATTTGGGTGATTGTCTTTACTTAGATTTAGATATCCGAATACAAAATAATATTGACCATCTATGGAATTATCTTGACGAACGCCCGACAATAGTGTATACTTATTGGAAAGATAGAGAGTTTCCGGACTATGACGGAGGTGTTCATAGTATGCGTTATCTAAGTAATTACAATTCAAGCGTAATACTGTGGAAAAATGGTACAACCTCGTTTATTTGGGAACATTTTCAACAAGATCCGGATTATTTCATGGTAAAATATTTCGGTGATGATAGATTTCTTTGGCATGAGACGTTTGATTTTAATAGATTTCCAAAAAACGAAATCTACTCATTTGTCTACGGTGCGGATTTCTATGGCGATAACGTATCTTTCAAGTATAGACCAGAATTCAATATCGCTTTATTAAACGGTCTAGATCAATTTCCTGGTGCAGATAAAAAATATGATGATATTTCTAACAATTAAATGGGGTGAGAAATACTCCCCGGAGTATGTGAACAATTTATACCGTATGGTGCAGAAGAACTATACCGGAGACTATAGGTTTGTTTGCTTCACCGATGACCCAATAGGATTAGAATGCAGCGAAATCTATCCTATTCCAGATGATGGTCTACTTCATCCGAAATATTTCAACAATGATGGCTGTTTCGATAGACCTAAGTTCTTATTGTTTAATACAGAAGAATGGATTGACTGTGATGAGACGGATAAGTTCTGTTATTTCGATCTAGATGTAGTGATACAAAACAATATAGATGATATTGATATTCTAGCTCAAAAGCCCCGAATTATTAATTGTCAGTGGCAACCTAAAAGTCAGTTACATGATAGGTTCTTCATTGAAACTAGAGGAACATTTTATAATTCTAGTATGATGTTATGGTCACACGGACAATGCCGACATATATATTTTGACGTTTTTAGTGAAGAAGAGATAGTTTTTAAAACGTTCTTTAAAGGCAGCGATAACTATCATTATTGGCGACAGCGAGATTTCTGGAAAAACATTCCAGATAATTGGGTATATTCTTGGAACAGAGGCCGTTATCATCCAACGGATGTAGAGCGTTTTAAGTTTAGAGACGATGCGAAAATCTGTATATTCAATACCGATAATGTTCCACATCCTTCTGCAAAAGAACAAATAGAACTGGCAGATTGTCAGGATGAAAGTATTCTTGAATTATGGAAATGAGAGTTAATTATATTTGCTGCAAATGGGGTACCAAATATGATGCCGAGTTTGTCAACCGTCTTTATCGGATGGCGAAGAAGCATACCCCGGATAAATTTGAGTTCCATTTCTATTGCTATACCGATAACAGTGAAGGTTTTGAAAATGAAATTAAAGTCATCGACTTCCCAGACATTCCCGACATTCATCCGAAATACTGGTTTGGAACAGATGATTTCAAATACGGCATGGCACGTTGTTGGGACAGACCAAAGACGTTCATCTTCAATACACACAACTTCGCAGACGATAACCCCACTGGAAGATTTGTCTTTTTCGACCTTGATGTTATCATTCAAAATGATTTGTCGCCAATCATCACTTATGACTTAGAGAATCCTACCAAGTTGCGTTCGTGGTGGCAAGACCCTCGACCAATGAAATCTCGCAACTTCAAACTGGCACATGGCGCATATACAAATGGTAGTTGCATGGTCTGGTCAGATGATCAGACAGAATGTATTTGGCAGGATGTTCTAGAACATCAAGAACGTATCTGGTTCACGTTTACAGATGGCACAGACAACTACCACAGTTGGAGATGGGGAGACTTTAGCGATACTCCATTATGGAGACATTTCCCAAGCACATTTGCGTATTCATATAATCGTGGTCGTAACTGGCACGAAGGTGATTTAGAAGTAGCTAAATATAGAAAAGACTGCATTCTATGTGTATTCAATGTAGACTTACTTCCATTTCAGGACAATAGACGCGGTAAAGTGAAGCAGCAATCTTTGGTTGATTCTGACTTATTAGAGCATTGGAACGTTTGATGATTAACATCTATACAGTAAAATGGGGCTTCAAATATGGCCCAGAATATGTCAATAAATTGTTCGAGCAATGCAACAAGCATATCACCAGTGAGTTTGAGTTTCACTGCATAACAGAACATGCTACAGATTTAAATCCCGAAATAATTATTGTTCCTATTCCAGAAAATAATTATTATGAAAAATGGTGGAATAAACTTTATCTGTTTGATAGACATTTTATTCGGAAACAGGGTGAGAAACTATTCTTCGATTTGGATATTGATATTCAACAGAACATCGATTGTATTGTTCAGCATGATCCAGAAGATAAACTAACTTTTATCCGAACTCATTGGCACAATCTAAAGAAGATGAAGGACGACACTAAACATATTCCTCACAAGTATACAGACTTGAATTCAAGTGTATTGAGATGGAATGACAAATTGGATGTTGATAAAATCACAAAGTTTGTTAAAGATTATCCTGACCAAATGTTTTATTATTATCGAGGTCTTGATAATATGTTCGGGCATCAAAGAGAACGTCTTTTAAAGATTGACTATTTTCCGGACGGCTGGATATACAGTTATAATTATGGATATATGTGGCCGACAGATACTAGGGAACAAGTTCTACGAGAAGAGCCACTAATTTGTTTATACGATTCAATGGAAAGACCACAAGATGCTAAACTATAATTTTTTGAATAACTATCGTAATTGGGGTGAAGGTCTAGAAAAGATCAACCATGAGATGCCATGGAAGCACGAAGACTTTCGCAAGTCGTTAAATCCAAATACAATGGATGCTGCTATCTGGTTAGTAGAAAATCTTAAAGATTTAGTGCAGACCAAAGAATTGGATATTACTATTCTCAATTCATGGCTAGGATTTCCACTAGTACCACTTCTTTGTGAAAACTTAAATATTAAGAAGATTAATCTTATTGATATTGATAAAGATGCACTTGAGCTATCAAAGGTATTCAATAGACATTATAATAATGAAAAAAATATAGAATTGAATCATTTAAATTGGGATATACCATTTGCGTATCATGATATCAATGCGCTAAATACGGACGTGGTAATTTCACTTGCATGTGAAGTTATGTATCCTTTGAAGAATATGACTACGGCAAATCCAGATTGTATCTTTGCGTGCCAATCTTCAAATGTATTTCGTGAAATGTATGGAATCAATTGTGTTCCAACCATCGAAGAACATATTGAAAATGTTGGAGTTACCAATAGCTTTTACGAAGGAAGCATCGAACAGTCTTATTGGTCATGGGATGGCAAAGTTACTTTTGACCGTTTCATGGTAATAGGTCAGAAGTAGTCAGACGCATCTTCACCTGAAATATCTTCAATCATTGATTGCCAGATTTCAAGATGAGGAACAACATAACCCAATGTCAATCTCTTAGTATGTGAGCCAGCAGAATGGTAAATAATCTTATCCGTTTCACTCCGACGACCAAAGTATCCAACTTTACAAGACCACCCTTTTGGGTCCCAGAGAGTGACTACTTCTTTTGTTACTGGGTCTAAGTATCTAAAATAGCCGGTATTTTCTTCTGTGTTATATGACAGAAGAATGTTATAACCGTGTGCATTCCAGTTTGTGTGCCAGCCCATGAATCCTTCTTCTGGATAATAAACGTGAACCGCATTATTTCTGGCACCGAGGAACCGAATAAGTTGCTCGTTTAGCGCCCGTTGCTTGTCTTTGTGGTGCCGAGGAACAGAATCTACCATACCAATGTCGCAACAATAAGCGCATTCTGGAAATCCCACATGCTCTCCATCTTTTGCCACGAGTTCATTCAGATATTGTTCACTCGTGGCAGTCTCGAAAGTCTTTCCATTAATCCTACTAGGCTCGCGTAGGCTATCATGATCATTCTGAGCAAAGAACCATTCACGATATGGTTCAAGAATTGCTAGAAGGTCGTCACTGATTTTAGGTGTAAATCTCATTTTGCATCCAATATAGATTTGGGGAGTGTATAATGGTAAATTACCATTTCTTGACCCTGTAGTTCTTCTTCTTTGTATCCGACCACAAAGTTCCATCTTGCATCGGGGTCTGGAAATCTACCGTGTTTAATTTTGAAGTCGCCATATGTCAGTAGACGCCACATGGTGAATGTATCCCATTGCAGTGCTTGCTTTGGATAATGCAGATGGTCGTAATCTGGTTCTCTCTGCTTACAATATTCGCTCCACCATGCACCCATCAAACGTAACGTTTCGGGGTTACTGCGATATAAAAATAGACCGCAATGTTCTGTCATCTCCTCAGTCTCGGATAACCGAGTGAGCTTTGCGTTATATGGTCGATTGGCAGTGAATAACAAGTCCGTATCTTCTGGTATCTGTTCGAAGACTTTTTGGATATCTTCGTGGCAAATTTCAGTATCGCAATCCACATATAAAGTCAAGTCATATGGCGTCTTATCCAACGCCCACAGCTTGGCTCTAATATGATACGGGACATCATCCGTGTAAATACGTTCGAAAATTTGGTCGTCACCCTCTTCAACCCATTCGGGATGTGTGAAAATTGTGATCTTGGCATCAGGATAATAATCTAGTAGCGACTGAGCAGAGTTTCTTGCTGCCCTATAATACGCTCTATTATTAGATGCTACGTAAACAAAACCATTATTCTGCATCTTGCGCTTCTGTTACGATTGTTGTATTAGCTTCCTCTTGCATCATAAGCATGATAGCATATGCCGTTACTTCCATAAGTGTTTTGGCCTTACGTATCTTTGCTTTTGCTGCACGATTTGTTGAAGTCTTGATTATGGGAATTTCAAAAGCATCCAGCTTGGCCGCGAACAAGGTCTCTTGCTGCATTCTGGATCTATCTACTTCTTGACGTTCGCGATTGCGGCGAACCTGTTCGTCGCGCTTGTCTAACCGAACTTTTGTGTTAGCATCAATTTCTTCCTCGGTGAAGAGTTCCATGATTTCTTTAAAATCAGGATTATTCTCATCACCCATGATGGATGCCAACTGTCTCTTACCATCTTCGTATACGAATTCGGCAATAACGTGCTTTGTATCTTTATTTGACCAATAGGGATTTTCAATTTTCCGTGTCACTTCAAATTCTCCATAAAAAGAAATTATATAATGTATATAGTATAGTTAGGCTGTGCGAATCCAGAGCTTTACCGTAGATACTGTATCTTTGGTTACGATTACTGTGTTGCCCGCATATACGCCAGTATATGCAGCAGAATATGCTTGCGAATATGGACCAGAGTATGTGCCAGTATAGCTACCTGTGTAAAATCCAGTATATGGGCCAGAGTATGGTCCGGAATATGTGCCTGTGCCTGTATAGAAACCGGTGTAAAATCCAGTATACGCACTAGAGTATGTTCCAGAATATGTGCCTGTGCCTGTATAGAAACCGGTGTAAAATCCAGTATATGGTCCAGAGTATGTTCCAGAATAGTTCTTAGGACCAGTATAGAAGCCAGTAAAATATCCGGTATAGTAGCCCGTGTACCATGTAGCAGGGGAACTATAACCACCATAGTAGACTGTATATGCACCAGAATATGCTCCGGCATATGCTTGTGAATATGCTCCAGTACCTGCAAACGAACCGGTATAGTTACCTGTATATGACGCGGAATATGCTTGTGAATATGCTTTAGGTCCAACGAAGCTACCTGTGTAGCTACCTGTATATCCTGCGGAATATGCTTGTGAATATGTTTTAGGTCCAACGAAGTTACCTGTGTAGGTACCCGTATAGTTTTGTGAATATGGACCAGAGTCTGTGCCAGTATAGCTACCTGTATATGTGCCGGTATAGTTACCTGTATAATAGCCGGTATAGTTTTGCGACACTACTTGTTCACGAGTATCACTGAATGCATCGCCCATTTGAACCCACGTACCAGATACCGGAGCAGTTGCTTGTAACGAATATGTGCCGATGCCAGTAGAAATAATTCTGTTGCGGAAATAAGGAAGCATTTGCTGAATTTCAGCATCACTCATTTGCCTGACGTTATTTCCACTGAATACTTTTAGTGGGCGTAGATCGCCATCTGCGGCCGAAGTTGCAGCCGTTTTCTGCCACAGATATGTTGTAGTGTTTCCACCATTCGCAACGTCTGTAATGGTGTAACGAGAAGTCCAGGTGCCGCCAGCTGGAGCCGAGGCGGACAACTTATATTGGCCAGCAGTATAAGAAGATTCTGCAACCATCGCGGCGATAACTTTGTCGAGAACATCGGTGCGCATTTCGGCATCTGTCAACTCTTCCATGCCAGTACCATAACCGACTGGTCTATTAGTTATGCTTTCAGAGGCAGCGGCAGTAACTTGCTTTGCATAATATGTTGTGGTAGTAATGCCACCGGTTGCAGGGTGTGTGCCGGTAGCTTCTGTTCTATCAGTATCAGAAAATGTTCCGATTGAGGTACCCGATAAAGCATTTGCAGTATCAACATTCAATTCTGCCGTGCCCGAACCGTTAGTATCGGTAGCAAACTTTGTTGTGATGACATTTGCAATGTAGTTCTTTATTTCATTGTCCGTCATCGTCTGCAAACCTTGGAAGTTTGAAGACGTAATCGGAGTTGCAGATGCCTTAATCTTTAAAGGATTCATTTTCTATAACCTTAGTTTAGTCTTGTGCCGCTCGAATCAAATACTAATAGAGGGGTCAACGAATACCAATCCGTAGCGTCTTTAGCAATGAAAGTTACAGAAGAACCCGCCGCTAATGTTACCGCAGCATTGGCAGTTCCGCCGTTGATCTTATCCGAAAGATTAGGATAAATCAAAAGATTAGTAGCCGTTGTATTCACTACCGTATATGTTAGCTTCTCTGCCGCGGTAGGAAGTTTAACTCCTGCACCCGAACCAACA